TGAATGAATACTGCACAGGGTTCCCTCCTTAACTGCCGAATCCGGCCATCTGCCGCCGGTTGTGCCGGTCGATACTTTCCGTCAGCTGCTCGATCTCCAGGCCGTTATTCAGGTTCACATTGCCGAAGTAGTTGTGGCTGTTGTAGGTGTAGTTCCGGTTCTGCTGGGCCGTCATCACGCGCTCGCCTGGGTGCAGCCATGCCAGGCGGGTGTTCGGCACGAAGTCGATGCCGTTGGCGTAACCCATTTCCTTGTCAACACCGCTCGGAGCTGCCCAAATAAGGCTGTTCATCACAACCCGCGCCGGCAGGGTCAAAACGCCGATATCTTCTTCCAGCTTCTTCGCGGAGTTATCCTCCGCTTCCGGTTCGACAAAAACATGGAAAGCTTCATGGCTTCCCTTAAGGTCCGGAAGCGCGCTCGACCCTCCGCCGTCGCGCGTCCTCGCGATTTCCAGGAAAGGAATTGTCCACGCTCCGCCCAGCGCAGCAAAAAGAAGATCGCCTGCGTTTCCGTGCATCGCTTCTGCACGGATCTGCGCCTGCATCCTGGTTCTTTCCTCAATCGCCTTTGTCTGGGCAGCAATCAGCGCCTTCTCTTCCGGTTCCAGTTCCGCGGCGCCAACCTCTCCGCCCCACTGTGTCAGCTCACCGTTCTTGTCGTACAGGTCGTCGTTTCCCTGCTCCGTGAACGCGTTTTTAAACAGCACCGCCGCACCGACCAGCCAGGGCACAGCCTTTGCCACTGCCGATCCGAATCCGCTGCCGAAAGAAGTGCCAGCTGCTTCGCCGGCTGCTGTCAGATCCGCCGTGCCTCCTACAAGGCCCGTAAGCCCGTTGACCAGCTTCAGGATCTGCAGCGCACCGCCGGTCAGCTTCAGCAGGCCCCATCCGGTCACGATCGTTTCCAGGGCGGTGACCACGCCGTTCTTGTTCTCTACCAGCCACTGCAGACCGCCGATCAGTCCGTTGAATACCGTTGTGAAGTTCTGCACAACGGTTTCCGGATCAATCTCTCCCAGGCTCTCGAAAAGCCCGGTGACGGCGGCGCTCATGTCCGCCAGCGCCTTCTGCCCGTCCTCTGTTTTGAGGTATTCATTAATCTTTTCCAGCACACCGCTGAGCGAGGACGCGACTTTCGTAAGCGCCGGAGCCATTGTTCCGACCACCTCGGCCTTCAGCGCCTGGAACTGCTGCTGCAGCTTGATCACGGTGTCGTTCAGCTCAGCCAGGTTTTCCACGCTCTCATCCGACACGGCCGCCGCGCTGTCCAGCGCCTCCTCGTAAGCCTCCCTGCCCATCAGGAACATCGGGATGCTTTCCTGCCAGCTGCGCCCCAGCAGCGTCTGTGCAAGGCGTTCCTGCTCCGCGCTGTCGCCCATCTGCATCAGCGCTTCGCCGATCTCCCAGTACACGTCCATGTAATCCCGTGCCCTGGTCGTGTTTCCATACTTGCCGCCGCCGACGACTTCCGTCATGCTGATGCCAAGCTTCCGGAAGGCTTCAGTAACGTCGGACGAGTCGCTGGTCAGGTTCATTTTCACCTTTTTCCAGCTCTTGATCAGGGCGGACGTGCTGGTCTCTCCCGAAGTCGCCGCGACGTTGATCACTTTCTGGTATTCTTCGATGCTCATCTGAGCCATCATCGCCTGGGTCGCGATATCGTCGCCCCACTGGGCAGACGCCATGATGTCGTCCCAGAGACTCTCGCCCAGCTGGATCGCTTTCCTCGCGGCGGTTTCCAGTCCGCTCGTTATCCGGTCGATCCCGCTGATCACCTGGTCAAGGCTGATCTTTTTGCCGATGCTGTTGATCCCGGAGGCCAGCTCCGACGCGCTGCCGGTCGTCTTCTGCATGGTCCCGTTCAAGCTCTGCAGTTCCGTCTCGGTCTTCGTCAGCGCGGTCTGTGCGTTCAGCAGCTTCGTCTGCCACTGCTGGAACTGTTTGCTGTTCTCAGCGACACCCTTGTCGCTCAGCTGCTTCAGGGCCTGCTCCGCGGCCTTCACGGCCTGCTTCTGCTGCTCGATCTTCTTCTTCAGGAGGTCGGACTGCTGGGCCGCGTACTTTTCCGCGTCACCGGTCTGCTTGAACTGTGCGGCAACCAGTTTCTGCTCCGCGTTCAGCACCTTCACGGCGTTCGCCGCGTTGGTCATCGCGGTTCTATACTGCTGCTCGCCGTCGATCGAGAACCTGGTTTTAATCTCGCCAGCCATCGGTGGCCCTCCTTAGTCGTAGATCCGCTGTTTCTCACGCGTGATCCCGTGTTGCACATCGTCATAGTTCATGTGGTAAACATAGAGATCCAGGATCAGCCCGGGCGGCATATCCAGCATCTCCTCAAGCCTCAGCCCGGCAATCATTCCCCAGGCTGCGATTTTTCGCCAGGTAAGGCGGTTTTCTCGCTTTTTTTTTGAATCTCCTGAAGGACAAGGTCGACCTCGCGGTTTTCGTCCTCATCCATTTCCGATTCCATCGCCATATTGTCAGCGATCGCGTGGATGATCTTCAGCTTCAGCGCCACGACGCGGCGAGGGGAAATAGGCGTCCTAAGCGCGATCCAGTCCGCGTCAATGTCCAGCTCTTTTCCTTCCAGTTTCGCGGCGTCCGCCATCATGTAATAAAGGACCTTGACCATATCCGCCGGCGTCGCCAGCTTTTTTGAGATATCGCTCACGTCAAAGTCCGGATCGTCATCTTTCAGCCTGATCAGGGTCCGCAGCGTGAACACAATCGGAAACTCACGCCCGTCAATCCTGACCACCGTTTTTTTTGCCATGCCTTCCATGTTTCTGCCTCTCCTCTCAACGTCAAAAAGGCCCGGGCAGGATCAGCTCCCGCCCGGGTCAGTGATTCAGGTCCGGCTGATTCCGGCCTTGGTGTCCAGGTAGCCCGCGGCGTCGCTCTCCGTCTCGAACGTCCGGATCTCCCGGAAGCTCAGATCGTCACTGGAGTCGATCTTCAGGCCGAAGCCCGTGCCGTTCACGGTGGGCGTCTGCCACTGGATGGTCTCGCCCTTGGTCTGCGCGCTCTCGCTGTCCATCACGAACTGCATCTTATAGATCCAGATCGCCTGGTAAGTCACGACGTTGTGCTTCTGCCTCACGCGCATATAGCCGATGCCCAGCGCCGTCGGATTCGCGGACGTCTCATAGTACGTCGTCACGAGCGGGCTGCCGGTGCTCACGGCCTTCAGAATGCCCATCTTGTCCAGGACAGCCTCCGTCAGGTCGTCCACGCCCAGCTCCAGGCCGAGGCTGATCAGCCCCTGGTCGTTTTCGCCCAGGGCGTCGTCATAGTACAGTGCGCCGTTCGTGTTCCGGGTCTTCGTCAGGTTCGCGCTGATCGCGCCGCCGACGTCGAACCCGGAGGAATAGGTAGGCGCAGATCCCTCGGTAAAATTGTCGGGGAAAGCGGCCGCCACAACGTGCCGCATACCGATCATCGCCATAGGTTTTCCCTCCTTGAAAAATTAACCGCCCCCTGATTTCAGGAAGCGGTCCCAGATTTCCTGACAGGCCTCGACGGCTTTGGGCGTGGCGTTCATTTCCGCCTCGTCCACCCAGTACGATCCCGCCATATTAGATCTCCCGTAATGCAGGACAAACGCTTTCGTGGCGTTTGACACGCCCTTCGAGTCGCTCCCCTGCGGATAAATGTCCCGGTAAAGGGCCCTCGCGTCTCCCTTGACGGGGAAATCGATCGAGTCGATCATCTCGCCCGTGCCCCTGCCGGTGCTGCCCGGCGCGCCGTAGCCGTTTTCCCTGGCGGCTTCTTTCCAGCTCTCTTTGACAATCTCGGCGGCCGTGTCCAGCATCTCTGCCACCACAGGCCCCCGCAGCTGCCCGAGCTTTTCCATCTGCCGCACAAGGTCGTCCAGGCCGGTTGTGTCCAGCTTCGCCATCATTACCCCTCGCATTCAAAAATGTGATGGAGGTATCCGGTGTCGTGCTCGTAACCGCCCTGGATCCATTTGACCGATACCCGCGGATCTCCGTCGAGTTTGGCAAAAATGGCCGCTGCGGTCGCGTCGTTCTCCTCTTTCGTGAAGCGGTGGACGTAGAACATCCAGTGCTCGTCGTGCTCACCGTCGGACACCGTCGGCAGCATCCGCGTCTCTTCCCAGTAGGAATAGGCGCTGCCGGTGCTCTTGGAAAAGTAGTGCTTGATGGTCGCGTCCGCGCTCACAAGCAGCGTTTTGATCTCGCTCAGCGTCACGGCTCCATCACCTCCAGCGTCAGGTCGGAGATCGGCGTCGGCCCGTCGTCGTCCGTGCCGTGCCAGGCCCGGGTCACGCGGTACACTTTCGCGTTCGCGGACTTGTCGCTGAACCGCGTCAGCAGTTCCAGCACGACCACGTCGTTCTGCGCGATCTGGCGGTACTGCAGGATTCTGATCCTTTCGTCCGCCCTCTGTTCCTTCCTTCCGTCCGTCGGCCATGTCGGCGCCGTTTCGTAGCTGAGTTCCTTATACCAGCTGCTGCCGATCAGCGTGTAGCCCGTTGTCGGCATTCCGCCGGCCTCGGACGTGTCCGTCTCCCGGAACACGGTGCAGATCCCGGAATCAAGAATCATCGGCATCCGCCTCCCGCCGCTGCTGCAGCCAGCGTTCCCGGCGCCTGAGCCTCAGCCAGTCCGGCATTCCGGCTCCGCTGTCCCGGTTCTGGTACTGCCATACCGTCATATCGACCACCAGCAGCAGGTCCTCGTTCCCGTCGTCCGGGGTGATCCCTGTGCGTTCGAGTTCCTCAACGGCGGCGTCGATCCGGTAATTCAGGTAATTGTCCAGGGATGTGTCGCCGGGCAGGCGGTTCAGCCGAAGCTTCACCAGTGCCAGCGCGTCCCGCTTATTCACGCCCATGCTCCGCATCCCTCGCTTTCATCCATGTGTCGTAGTTGATCAGTGTCGTGCCGATATGGTCCAGCCTGATCCTTCCGTCACAGTACAGTTTCGCGCCTGCCTCTCTGGCCTTCCGGCAGAAGCTCAGG